TCTTTATCACCCTGAATTTTTCGCAGCTTAGCGGCGTTCGCGCTGCTGACGAAGCCCAGCGCATGGGAGAGCCCGGTAAAGTCACCATTTGTCATCAGATCCCCGATGCCCTCAAGGCCATCTTTAACGGACCCATCAGATAACAACGCACCGGCCAGCTTCTGCTGTGTCCGTTTTTTTAAACCATCCCAGGATGCTGATAACTCCACCAATTGACCATTCAGGCTAGTCAGCGCGGCATTAGCCTCTGGATCAACCGTCAAACCAACCTGATCAGATTTTGTCAGCAGCTCTTTAAGACGCGCACCTTCCCGCAAAAGCCGCAGGCCATTAGCATCCAGCCCCAGAGAATCAGCTACGGTTTTCTGGTTCTGAGGTGCCAGTTTGGGGAAAATGGCCGCCAGGCTTTCCATCGTTTTAAGTACGTCAGCCGTACCATCGGCCTTACGGGCAATAGGCGCGTTAAGTTGTGCCATCACGGCAAGAACATTGCTGTTTCTTCCCTGCAGCGCATCATTAAAAGTTTTATAGAGCCCTTCGACACTGGATTGTGCAGACTCACTATCCGCACCCAGCAGGCGAACAGCGCCAGATAGCTGAGAAAAATCGCGCACCGACATTCCGGCGTTTTTGGCAGCAACATCGAGAGAATAGGCATCTTCCGCCGCTGCGCTCATTGCGCCACCAACAGCAGAAATCCCCTTAACGGCACCATAAGTTAACGCACCTATAGCCCCAAATTTGGCGACCTTCCCGGCAAAATCACCCGTCAGACCAGATACCATTTTCAGCGGCGGCACCATATCGCCAAACAGCTGAACGTTATCTTTGGCCAATCGGCTTATATTTTGAAACTGCGTCCCAAACGCTGATAATCCCTCTTCGGTCTCCTGCCCTCCCAGGGATAATCCTTCTCGCGTTTTGGCCAGCTCAGGCTGTAACGCCTTTACCTGATCGTTTATCTGCTGCAGAACCGCCGACGCCTGGTCATCAGCCCTCAGCTCAAACCCAAAGTTGTTATCCGCCATGATTCGATCTCAGTTTGTTGATGCGCAGTCCCTGGGTATACCAGAATTGCAAGCGGCTCCATGAAAGAAGGGCCGCATCATGCGGCCCCCACCCCCAAAAGAACGTTACTTCTGCTATGGTGTCTTCCCATCGTCCCTGGTCGGGAAGTAATTCAAAAAATCCAGCATGTACGCCTGCGCATCGCGGAATTTACGGATGGGCAGCGCCTTTATGGCCATCAGGTTCACACCGGAAACAGCCGCAATAAGAGACGCCATCGCATTAAATTCACTCGAGCTTCGGGACTCTTTATAAAACGCTTCAACCTCATTGAAATTCGGCTCATGAAGAGTGATACGGTCCCACGACTCACGGCCGTTCAGTGTGGAAATGGCGCGATCAAGCTCGATAGTGAAATCATCCTCGATAGGTTGTTCCATCTGATTAGTTCTCCGTTACGTCTCGCCCTTCCCAGGTGACTGAAAAGGTTGCATCTTCACTGTTAACGTCCTGCGTATCGACAGTCCACAGGCCGCTACCGATGATGGTTTTACCGTTGGCAAGCTGCGCAACGATATTCACATTCGTCTGGCCATTGAAATCAGCTACAGTCGTTCCGCCACTGTCACGCACATCACAGCCAATTTGGCCGGGCACGAATTCCTCTTTGTAACCATGGACACCATCCATGCCTGTGAGCGTGGTACGTTTTACCTTCGATGGCCGGTATTTGAATTTCCCGGCTACCATAATTGTCAAACCGCCAACAGTAACGAAAGCGGTGCCCGCCAGAAGATCGCCTGACATATAGACTCCTTATTAAGCTACCGCTGAACTCTGCAAGCGGAATTGATTGAGAACGGCGAAAATGCGCAGCTGGTTTGGAAGAACGCCATCCCACAGCACGTCAACCCGATTAGGGTTTTTGCTGTTTTGCTCAACGATTAGCCCCTTGGCAAACCCCTCTGAATCCTGGGCATAACCCGCATATTCCAGCGCTTTATAGTCAGCAATCAGCTCCGCCTTGATGGTTGATGGCGTCACTATCGCAGAGCCTGTAGCAAAACGAGTTCCGTCTTTAACCAGCCCCATTCTGGAGAATTTAGAGGTCACCTGAGTTTTCAGATAGCGGTTGTCGTACATCAGGAGAAACAGCGTTTCAATTTGCAAATAGCTGTCATCTTCCGCGCCGTAGTTATTAGTCTGATACGTAGTGATCAGGTTCTCGATACGTACCGTTCCATCATCATCTACCGTCAGGGTAGATATGCCGCTATGTAGCAGGTTATTACGCTCCGTCAGCGTGAATCGGTCTGACTCAGGCGGAGCCATAACACCTTTAACAACCAACGTCTGGAGCGGACGCATAGGAGAATTGCGCAAACTTGGCGCCGCTGCGCCAGCAATCGCAGCCGCCCATACAAAATCAGGCGTAGGTGAGTTATAGAGACCCGGTAACGATTCATGCTGGTTATTACGCAGCTCACCTGCTGCCGTCAGTTCGCCATAGGTGCCGGACTTGTACGTAAAGGCGTGACCATACAGCTGTTGCGACCAGTTCCAGCGGCCGTCAGTGTCAGAAAGAAAATCTTTCAGAGAGTTGAGCGACGTAGTATCGGTGTACGGGCATACGATAAAATCAAAAGATTTATCGCCCAGGTTAGCCAGCGCATCATCAAGCTCAGGTGCACCTGCTCCGCCACTCAGGTTAGACAGAGTTATGCCCAAGCCTGGGGGCGTAGCTTCACCACCAGGAGTCCCCAGCAGGTTCATCTGCAGCTTGATACTATTGCCAGCTTCCCCAGCGTTTTTTGCCGTAACAGTGATATCACCAGTTCCCGCAGTCTGAACGGCCGTCACCGGTAGTGAGGTATTTTTGTTGATCGCTTGTGCCAAATAGCCAGCAATCTCCTCAGGAGAGTTCGTCGGGCGGATCGCCACCTGAACCCTGATATCTCCCACATACAGCGAAATAATCCCTGATGCTGTGCTGGATGCTGTAACAGAGATGGAGCCAGTAGCAGTAATCATATCGGCGGGCCCTGAGGATGAGTCTGGCTCTCCCGGATCAGCTAAAGGCAAAATATAAATGTCACCGGCGACATCATTTTTCAGATAAGCCGTCATCATCAGATGCAGCTGGGAACCACGGCCACAAAGATTACCCACGGTTTCAGGAGAAGATACCGGCACCGGAATATTCGGCTTCTGCTCAGAATCTGCCAGCATCAGGCCAATCAGCAATGTACGCTGCGTAGCCGTCGCCGTGTTGGCCATGGAGTTATCCAGCTCAACGAAAAACAGCGGCGTCCTCAGGTTGTCAGGAACTTGCGCAAACGGAATAGTCACTTTTTATCTCCCTGAGTTTTCGGCACCAGAACTACATCGTTATCACGCAGACGACGACGCCAGAAGGCATTATCCGGCACCTCTACCGGGCTATTTTCAGGCAATAGCAGGCCGTTATCCGGATCGCGCACTGCACGGCCCGGAGTCAGTTTTACTTTCACGGGATTACTCCTTCAGCGGGATCACAACAACAGGCTCAGTCGTTCCGTCTGGCATGCCGACTGTGATCACCATTTCATCAATGGGGGTAGGTGTGATGGGGTAAAAATCGTCTGGCCCCTGGAAATATTCAGCATCAATCTCATACGTCAGCTGGCCGGTATGCCCCTCACCGGCTGCGCTGACGTCAATAGCAGAGCGGATGTTCTTGAATTGCTGAATATTTCGGGTCAGCTCGTAACTGTTGATCACTGATTTGTCGATTTGCTCACGCAAATTCTCAAGCGCAGCTTCAGCACGCGCCGCACCATCCAGTGACTCACCATCAAACTCTTCCACTCGCCCGCTAATTCGGATAGTGGTAACGGTGGTAAACTGCGGTGCATTACGCCCCATCGACTGTTTTTCATCGTAGGGTGTCTGAACCAACAACACCGGGTAATCAGGTGATGTTGTTGGCCAGTCCCGGGGGGAATAAACGCGATCCTCTGCCAGCGTCTGCCCCTTTAGGGCAGACACTATCAGTGACCGGATTTCCGATGCATTCATGATGATTTAACCCGGTTGAGAATAAGCTTCGTGCCGCCGTGGCTGTCAGGCTGAACATCGGAAACCACGTAGACACAGCTATCACGGTAAAGAAAAAGGCGATCCCCCTGGACTGGAGGGGCGCGAAATACTGCATCACGCACGCCCAGAACAGGGCTGGTCGTGTTAATCGTCGGGTCCCCATCATCCAGCGGCGCTACATCCTGCGTGTATGCCCTGTCAAAAATACCGGAAATGTCGTACGGCTCACTTCCATCACGGGGGCGCCAGTTAACAGGCTCAGCAAACGTCTTTTCTAGCGGCGTGAGCAAACGCCGATCCCAATCAACCGGCATCGGCGGAAACCTTTTTCAGCAGGTCATCATACTTAACGACTACACCACGCTTCAGAAGCCGGCTGGCATCTTCAGCCCCCATCTGCAGGCGATGGGTTGCCGGATATTTATTACCGTCGTGGTACAGCGTGTGCCCTTTGCAGACCACCACCAGCAAACCGTCATCATCTTCTGCATCACAATCTTCAGGAGATTCATCACTGGTATTTTGAGTAGTGGCCTTATCGGTATCTTCGGGAGTATCAGCGGGCGCCCCGGAAAGAGCTTTCTCTTCTTCAGGAAGATCCGACGCTATCTGAGCATCAGTATTTTTCGCAGTTCTTCCCATAATCACACCACCGTTGCACAAAGAGCAGCGTTTACACGGCTCGGGATAACGATCGGCGCGGACTGCATCAGCAGAATGCGCTGAGCCGGGTCTTCCTGCAGCCAGGTTTTCGGCGCATACGCCATTGGACCATAGTTGAATGCGGGATCAATAATCATCCCATAAGCCCGCGTTCCCATCAGATCAGCGCCCGTCATCAGTACCGCGCCATCAGGAATCATCGGCTCTTCCTGGTTCGTCAGCGGATTAATAAACCAGTCGTTGTATAACCACAGATCAAAGTTACCCCAGCGGCCTTTATACACAGCGCCTTTCTGAATTTGCGCGCCGGCGTTCACCTGGTTACCAAATGGGCTCAGTGCAGGAAACGTGATCGCGTTGTCTTTGATGGTTGTATCGAGGCGGAAAGCTTTCCATGACTTGTTAGTGAAAACCAAATCCGTAGGAACGGAACCGGACTTTTGAAGAACTCGGGTCTGCCAGTCTTCAATATCATCCGTTGGCTTGGTGTTGGTCTGACCGGCCGGAACCGAGGTTGGCCATTTATCGCTACCGCTGAGGGTAATAGTCAGCTCACTATCGCGGCCAAAATCGACAACTGTCGTTTCAAAACCATCGCCTTCAATGGTCACAGTACCGTTAAAAAGTGCGCTGGCCGCCATCCATTCCTGACGGCGGTTCAGGTTGTCAATCTGATCCTCCATCTCAAACTGAATGTTAAGCATTTCTTTTTCGGCAGCGGTAAACTCGCCACCGATACGCTCGCCAATTTGTCGGCGGACGGGTTTACGCAGATCAGGTACGCGCTTATCTTTGATATACGCTGGCTTAAATGTGTTGGTCTGATAGCGACGACTCTCGACCATCCGGCCTTCCACCAGCGGCGAACAAAACGGCGCCATACGACGAAGACCAACATCCACATCGATAGCGACAAACTCCGTATCACTGGTCACCACGTTAGGAAAATAACGATCGAGCAGCCAGTTTTGCGAGGTCATCAGGTTAGGCACCACCCCTACCAGCGTTGCGGTGTCAAAAATATTCATGTTCTGTTCATTCATAATGAGGTCTTTCCCATATATTCAGGATGCACGAAGCCCTGCCCGGCAGGGCAATCAGGTAAATTTACAAAAGGTTAAAGGGGAATTAGCTGCTTGGGACTTCAGGTGCCAGCGGAGCGGAAATAGCGTCTTTCAGGAAAAGGCTGTATTTGCGCATTTCGGCACGCAGAGCGGCGGGCTGCCAGGTGGAATCAGCTGTAATGCGATTAATATTAAACTCACCCATCAGATAAAC